TTTGTACTTCGGGCCTCTACCAAAGAATTTACCACTGGCTTTATCTAGAGCGTCTTCTCCTATTACTTGACTAGCAAGAATTTCTTCGTTGGCAGGAGTATTAATTTCTGGTTGCTCCTGTAACTCCTTAATTCTTCGTTGCAAGATAGCTTCTTGCCTTTCATTAGTTAAATCAATATCATCTTGTCGAGGTATTTCCTTACTAGCTCGTAGGTCTTGTGGTTTACCTTCCTGTGCTTTTGTATACTTCTCTCTAGGAATAAAGCCTAACTCTTTCTTGATAGCTTCTTCATCTGCCCTAGCATCAGGCTTTCCAAGTCTACTACTCTTGGTAGGTTCATACTCACTAGGCTTTCTAGCAGAAGGTTCTATATCAATATCTCTTAGTACTCCTTCGTCTATGAGGTTACGTTCTATCTCATCTAGTTGTTGTTCGACTGTTCCTTGGAACCTAACATTAGGGTTATCAGCCCTAATCTCATCAAATCTATTTAAGACTTCTGGGTGACGGTCTAACTGGCTAGATGTAGGCCCAAAGAATGTGGGAGCTTCTCCGCCAACATTAAGCTCGGGATCTAAAGATAGCTCATCGGTAGGTCTGTGGACTCCTGGTGCAGCAAGATCTTCAGCATCTCTTAATGCTCTCTTTTCAATAGCTTTAGCTCCCGCACGACGAAGTCCTTGTATGATAGCGAGTAATCCAGCACTAGCCATATCTTACACTCCGACGCTCTTCATTAACGTCACGCTCTCCCCATTGATACCAACCAACTTTCTTTGGGTCTTGTTTGACCATCAACTTAGAGATGTTAGGACGATGAGACAACATGTACTTAGTAGTGTCCATAGCATGATCGTCTTTATCTACTGGCTTATCTAGTTGCTCACCCATTGGATTTTTCTGCCAGTAGTAGTCCGAAATCTCATTGATCCACCATTCAAGCTCGTCCGACACATAGAGATACGGAGAGTTGTATTCTCCAGTGATGGGGTTTTGGTGGCTACGTTGTGGGAGCAAGTACTGGTTGACTTTGATGATACCATTGGAGATATCGTTGTTACCTCTTGTGGCGACGATCCCTTCCTCTAGGAACATCTCACTTATAGCTTTTCCAACTAGCTTCTTGCCAGCACTCTTGCGTCTGAAGATATCAGGATCAGCAAGGATCATGTTAGAAGGATCAACGTCATACTTAGCGCGAATAGACTTGATAGAATCAATGTGGTCGTCAAGGGGAACTTCTCTTTGGTAAGCTCCGTCCATAAGAAATACATTACCGTAGTTGTCAACAAAGCCAAGGATATAACAGAAAGGAACAGCAAGTCCATAGTCATAGCCTTCTAGATAAGTAATCCCAGAAGCCTTTACTTGTAGTTGCTTGTAATAGTTATGTATGCTATGATGAGTCATAACATGTAGGCTCTCGTTGAAGGCTGGATATACCAGACCTTCATACGAGGCCCATTCCCCCATGAGGAACCTTGATCGCATTTGCCCTTTATAAGAAGCCTCTAGAGTCTGAATGAAGTCTGCTTCCAAGTTGTCTTTATTCTCATAAGTAGAGCCTTCAAACAATTCGATAATAGGTACAGGTAGCCCATCGTCACCGCGAAGTATATGTCCTTCACTGTTGGTCTTGCATAATAGCCTATCATTAATAGCCCCTAACTTTAGATCATGCAATGGCTTAACTAGCTCACGGTATACCCAATTTCTAGTGGGATTACAGGTGAGAACGAAAATACGAGGCCCACTATCAGGCATAGTATCGTCTGTACCTTCGTAACGAGTCATACCTCTGAGTCTTCCTAATAGATCAAGGAAGTCCTTGTGTACAATCTCTGGATCTTCCATCTGGTCAACAACGATCCAATCATAAGTAGCAGACAGCAAGTTAGACGTTGTAGCTTCGTTGCCTAACTTGCCTTGCTGTGCAATGTATCGAAAGTTGATGGTTGTACCATTCTTTAGTGTACAAGTATTACTAGCGTTCGCACTTTTAGGGAAACTTTCAATCCAATCGGCTGGACACCACTTTATAAATTCTTTCCTAAGTGTGTCATTAAGTTTTGGATATGTTGACCTAGCCATGAGGCCGTTTGACCCTGGATAGTCCTTTGCGAGTTGACATGCTTTGATACACGCGCCAGAGGTCTTCCCATTGGCGAACCCTCCACCAAAGAGTTGAATCTTGGCTCTAGACTTTAGGAACTTATCTTGTAGGCTGCCACGCTGTAGCTTAAACGTAGACATTGTTACTTAACAGCAACCCAATCTGCATTGGTAAGTGTATCAGTATTAAAGTCACCATCAACACGTTTAGCAACATAGTTGGTATCACTAGCTACATCGTGGGCAATCTCACCAATGTAGGCAGGAACTAGATTATCAATAACAGTGGCAGCACCACGGTTAACGCTGCTAAGTTTGTTTTCGGGGTCGGTCCCTCTAGTACCCCCACCATTTCCACTTAATTCTGCTACTACAGCCATGTCAATTCTCCATCTAAAAGTCTACATCAATTGTTGGAATGTCGTCTTTCTTCTCTACGTATTCAATTGTAAGTCCACCCTCCATCTTATGTCTATGTTCTACAACATCAACAGGACGTTGACCAGCACGATCTAGAACGTCCTTAGCAGCAACTCCTCTTGTAGACTCACTGTCACTGTCTAGCAAGTCAAACATAGTTTTCGCGGCCTTGTGGGACTTCTGGACGAACAGTCCTCGTACATCTGACATATCGCTTTCAATAATGTTCTTGAGCAACTGTTGTTGTAGTCCCGCATATACGTCGGAGGACTTGATCGCTTGTAGTTGTTCAATAGGGATAAGTAGCGTGTTTGAGATGTCTTCATCCGTAATCCCGAATAGAGAATAAGAGATGATAACACTAATAGTATTCATCTGAGAAGGAGGAACGGGAAGATCGCTAATCCTCTTACGAGAAGCAACGATCTCCCGTTTCAGTTCAGCCGTGTTTGGAACTTCCACTAAGACTTCATCTGTAACAACGTGGCCGTCTACAGGATTGATCTTAGTGCCATCGGCTAGTACTAAAGGCTCTGTTCCTTGAGGAAGCATTGGTTAGCCCATAGTGCCAAACAATTCCCCTTGGGTTCCTATAGGGGGAGGTTGTCTTATAACGCTAGGTGTATAAGTTGGCGCACCTTGTCCTTGAGGTCTGACAAGTTGCCTACCAGGTGGAACTTTTGGCCCTCTTCCAATGCCTAAGAAGTTACGAATAGCTTGGAAGAAAGGATGAGCACCTTGCGCTGATCCTCTAATACCCGTAGCAACAGGAGCCGCTGCGCCACCAGTCGCAGCAAGTGGGGCTAACATTAGCATTATGGCGTTCTCTGCTTCTGATTGGGCATTAGGATCAAGCGGCTGCTCACCTCGCCCCATAGGAACTGCAGGACCAACGCCTAAACCAGCGACATCACCTTCTTGTCTTTGACTAGTTACGGAGCCAGGATCAAACTCTTCTCCAACGTCCATAGGACCGACACTGCCTGTAGCTTCTGGTACTGGTGCTCTTCCTAGTATACTTTCTTGTACACCTATGGGGGCTACATCTCCACCAGTAAGGTCAAGTTCACCACTAATGGAAGGGTCAGCACCTACAGCCCCAGGTGTTGCTGCTAACATTCGATTCAGATCATTTATGCTAACGTCACCATTAACACCTCTTGTCGGTGCTTGTGGTAAGACACCAAGTACATCAGTAGGGTCTCCACCTACTCCTTCGCCGCCAAAGAGGTTTCTTAGGAAGTTATCAATGTCCCTTCCTAAAGGATTAGTTTTATTCCCTTGTTCATCTAAAGGAACATCGTCATATGGAATTTCTTCTCCTAGCTCGTTTATAGGCATTAGCTTAACTTCCCTCCACCACCATTACCTGAAGCATCGGTGGGGTAAGTAATAGTGCCACTAGAAGATGGAGCACGTAGTGCAGTGTTGCCACCGGGGATGACTTCTGCATTAAGCGTAGTAACGTCAGCAGCGGTAGCAGCACGGGCAGTTTCAGCAGTTGCATCGTCTTTGTCACTATCAAGGACAAGTCCCATGATCTCTTTAGAAGCAATCGTACGAACACCGCCTTGCACATTAGCAGTAGTATCAACTTCAGGAGTTAACTGGCTGATAGTAACACTAGCTGTATCGGAAGGGGTATTC